CCGTTTTCATCTAACTTAAATACCATCTTACTATCCTGCTTACTTTATATTCTTTGTTGAACAAAAAAATCTTCTCAAACTTCATGAAATGCTGAAAAAATCACTGAATCCTAGTAATTTATCCTAAGAACTTAATAGAAAGTGTAGCACTTACCGCATTAGTACCGCCAGCGGTAGTAGTCATCGTTAGAGCAGTACTATTTCCAGCTGCATTGATTACAGAAAGGTGTGAGTTGGCGGCAACTGTAATCATAGTGTTACCTACAATTTGAGTGGTAAGTCCTGCGCGCCCCACTACTGTAGTGGCTAACCCAACTCCACCAATTGCTAGTTGGAGTTGCCCTGCTTCGGCAATGCTAGCTTGCCAAGCAATCTCATAATCACCAGCAAATGGTAAATTAAATAGTCCCGCACCCAAAGAAGTGGCGGCACCATTAGAAGGACCATTTCGCGGAAATAAAATAGGAGCATTAACGGCGATTGTAGCAGAATTATCCGGACCCATCAACGCATAAAAATTAGCATACAAGATGGTTGCAGAAGGAGCACTTTGCCAGGAGGCGGCGGTGGAACTTGTCGCCTCTAATATATAACCATCTTGAGGGGTACCAGTAACGGTGACACCGTTAATAGCCTCAACCGTTGGATTAGGATATGATCCGCCTAAATCTCCACCGGCTGCACCAGTTGGTGGACCACCTCCACCGCCACCTTCAGTAGGCCCCAAAAAACTACTCATCTAGTACCCCAAGCCTGAACTGAAACCGTTATTGGACCCGTGCTACCTGCCTGGACCCTGAACCAAATTAAAGAGATAACTCGATTATCAAACACCATACCAGCACTAGGTTCAGTAGGATTCAATTCCCCATGAACTGTTGTACCATTAAAAGAATATTCAACTACGTTGGTAGATCCAGAACCTAGGTTTAGAAACATCACGGCTTGTGTAGGAAATGTTAAAATTGTATCAGGTTGATAACCATCAACCGAACCACCCCCAAAAGTTGTGGCAGTAATGGAAAATTTCTGGAAGAAATTAAAATCTCTACCGTAATTGATGTATCCAATATTAGGATAGTTGTTAGTTGGCATTAGTTTCTCTCAATATGTTTCCAGTTAGTGCCTCTGACAATGGCTCCAATGGTATGTGGTTTAACATTAAACATTTCGGCAATTTGTTTATATGTATACTGTCCAGTAGCATACAATTTTATTGCCTCCTTTACGCTATCTTTCGTCATTTTGGCACTTCCTACTGCTTCACCATTACGCACAAACAATTTTTTGCTTTGTTCTAGGGAATGCACTTTTTTAGATAACACTGGGCGCGGAATATGTTTCCAAGTTCTAAAACCAACAATATCTCCAATGGTTCCCATATTTACACCATATTCTTTCGATAATTTAGTTTGAGTGTAATCGCCAGTAGAATATTTTTCCAATATTTCAATAACTAGTGCTTCGGTTAAAATAGCGTGTGAGTGTTTTTCGCCCTGCTGAGCCTCGGACATTTTACGCTTAGTTTCCTCAGTTGGAGAGGCACCGTCGCCGCCTAAGCTTAAATTGTATCCATAAGCCCTGTCATGACTTTTAAGATATTCAATCCAACGCACTTCTGCCTCCAGGCACTCTTTTTCATCGGCAAATTCTTCGATTATCTTAAAAGTAAAATTATCCACGCCATATTTGGCTAGGGCACCATGAATAGCAAAGAAATCATCAGGATATTTTTCTTTACCACCCGAAGCAACTTTTTTATGTACGCCCCAACGAATTTCGGGATTATTAGACTTACCCACATAAACTTTATTGTTTATTTTATTGTGTATGGCATATATGCAGAACGTCATGAAATTGCTAAACTTTCTTCTATATTATTATGTATAATTATTACATTATGAACTGACTTCTGGCATCATTATAGCCAATCTCCATCATTTTCTTTATTTTTATGGGATCAAAATCCAAAAAATCTTCAATTAGGTTGAATTGAGGACGAATAATATTTAATTTAATGTATTGATAACCAGGGATTCCGTGTTCCGCCAGCTTATTATGCATTTGTGCTTTTTCGATATCATTAGACATAATTTTTTCGGTCGAGAGGTCGATGGCGCGTTTTAAAGAGTCAATAGCGGTAGGATTATCGATAAACTTTGATAACCTTGTTTCCGGGGATGTAACAATAGTATAAATATCGTTAGCACCCATTTTTATGGCTATATCGATCGGGCTTATTTGCTTTGTGCCGCCGTCCATCCATAATTCATTTCCTATTTTGATAGGCGGAAACATTCCAGGAAACAGGGCACTAGCGATTACAGCATCAATAAAATTATCAGAAATTTGATTAAATATAGTGTATTTTCCACTGCTAAGTGAAACGGTACCCACTGATACTTGCTTACCAGATTGCCTAATTTTATCTAATGATATGTAGCCTCTTATTAAGTTAATAAGGGGGGAGGGATCATAAAAACCACCAGTCCAAAAACTATGCCACTTTCCAAACGGCTTCCAACGAACATACACGTCCTTAGTAGATAACTTGCTCCACATTTCATAAAGTTGAGTGGCTGCTATTTCTTCTTCTCCTAACTTAAATTGGGCTAAAAAGGCACATGTAATTGCTCCAACCGAAACACCACATAATACTTGAAAATCTAACTTTAGATCACCTAATAAATGCTTGATTGCGCCTACAGAATGCGCTCCTTTTGAACCTCCTCCAGAAATTACCAAGCCTTTCATATATGTTTCCAGGTTTTTCTGCTTATTATGAGGCTAACACTAGTATTAGATATATTATACATTTTAGCTATATCTTTTTGATAATAATTACCAGTTGCAAATAATTTTCTAATTTCTGTTACTTGTTGTGCCGTTATTTTTGCCTGTTTATTGTTTTCACCACGAAACTTTTCTTTAATTTCTTCTGTATGAGTTTTGCCGAAAAATGGGTTATTTTTTCCTGTCATAGCTTCAGATTTTTTTCTTTTTGTTTCTTCGGAAATATGTTTTCCGTACATAGGATGGTTTTCTCCTGAAATTGCCTTAGATATATTTTGTTTGTGTTCTTTGGAAAACTCCCTTCCTTTTAATTTATCAGATATTTTTTGTTTATGCTCATCAGAAAGAACCATTCCTGTTGTATATTGGTTTCCCTTATGAACGCTCGATAAGAATCCAGGATTATCCTGATGCCTTTTTTTCATTGCATCTGATTTTTGTTTTAACATTTCTGGTTTATTTTGGGCGATTATAAGTTTTTGCCTTGTTTCCTCATTAGGCACAATGCCGCCCAAACCACCCAAATTACAATTATATCCATATTTTGTTAAATTTGAACAAGTTAATTGGATCATGGCAGTTTCTGCCAAATATGACTCTTCTTCACTATCAAATTGATCGATAATCTCAAAACTAAAATTATCTATACCATATTTGGCTAGAGCGGCATGGACAGCAAAAAAGTCATTGGGATATTTTTCTTTGCCTCCCAAGGCTACTTTTTTATGATCGTGCCATCGCCCAGATGGATCGACACTTTTTCCAACATACACTTTGCCATTTTTCAGGTTGGTAATTAAATAAATATAAAATTTGTTCGCCATATGACCTCTAACTTATGCCCATATACAATATATCATTTTAATGACGAAAAATAATGCTTTATTAACTTCCTACACCCATTGTCATGTATAAATGACTTTGAGAGGCGACAATGTGGCTAAGAAACCTGGCTCTTCGTACATTTGCAACCTCTGGGACAGAAACGCCTTGCAGCGAATTTAAAAAGTTGCTTCTTCCATTATTGATGGTCCACTGCACACCAGTAAATACGTCATGCTGCATACTGCCGATGTTGCGCAGTGGTAAATATGATTTCAATCCACGTTTAGAAACGGGTTGCCTCTGGCAGCTCTCGACTATCAGTTCATCCGTAGTTTTCGGATAGCTGTAGATGCAGAGGTCACTCAGGTATGACATTGCTAGCGCATTGTTGAAGCTGGTGCTGTTCCCGACAACGATAGTGTTTCCCGCGCCTGTGTTCGTTGTGTTGGTTCCGCCCACGCTCACGAGCGTTGCAGAGGGTGACTTAGTGTAGCATGTGAACGATGTGCCATTGCCAACGAAGGCCACAAAGTTCCATCCGTAAGCGAGCGCTGGGCCCGCGACAAATCCACTATCACAGTAGATGTTCACTTGAATGGGCGCGCCCGAGTCAAGAGTGAGTCTAAAACCAGACGTACCTGAAGAGGCATGGTGGAACCACGTGTATGGGCCCCATGGACCGCCTTGGACAGTTCCGAAGGGCAAAAACATCCACGCAGTCATTGTGATGGACTGTGGATTCGTCCCAAATTGGACCAAGCTGTTGGCGACCGACAACCCGTTGGAGCTTTGAGTGAGCCCATTGAAGCTGAGGCTGCCTTGACCGGGCGAAAACCTTCGTGCGTTAGGATAAATAATCATTAACTTTCCTGGAATAATTCATATAGTAAGGCAACGTTGGTCGCATTGGCGCCGGTTGCAGCATTGGCCACGTTACCAATCATAAACCTACTGGCCTGGAAAGCACCACAATAAATTATTTGATTTCCATTAATAGGAGCAAAAGAAGCCACAATATTAGCTTGTGCTTGTGCTTCTTCCCCTGTTACACGTCCATAGTACAGGGTCACATTAAGTGTTCCTGCCGTTACTGTAGATGTGAAGGCAAGATATAAATTAAACCAACCCTCTGAGGTATTGTTACCAAACATATCGACTTCGGAGCCGCTAGTGTTTGATCCGCTGGCTATAGTGACACCAACGGTTTCGCTGGTTCCTACAAAAGCGCCTGTTGATCGTGCTACTGTCATAATTACACCTGCATCCAGTCAAAAGAAGCGTAGGCTGTATTGCTGGCGACTGCGCTCACGGGGTTTTCCACTGCTAGAACATAATTAGGTCCAACAACAACAATGGGAGTATCGTATTCATGATCTTCGGTGCCTCCAGCCAGATGTACAACAATATCGCCGATCTGTAACTTAGGCGCAGTTGTACGAGGATCACCTCCGACTGTTAGATATGAACGTCCGACTGCCAACGTTCCGCTTCCCGTGTTCTTAGTAATATAACACGTCACGCCCGATGGGACATAGTGGTGAGCATAGAAGGTGGCACCATCAAAGGCATTGATGGCTGCCATCACTGTTCCTGCACCGGCGAGGCCCGTCATCATCGACACGGTGCCCTCATTGGTGAGATCAGTTCCAGACGTTAACACGACCATGTTCTCGACGAACTGAATGTCAGTTGCGTTAGTGTTAACGGCTGTTGTGCCATTGAGAGTGACTGTATCCTGCAACAATTGCAATGAATTATTAAGATAGTTAATGGTAATCTTCTGTGCTCCAATACCTGACGAAGTATCGAGCGAGCTTGTCGAAACCAAGCTGCGTTGTCCCTGTGATGTCTGAGGTACGTAGGTCGAGGCTCGCACATTGGTGATGCCCGTCGATGTTGCAGCGACATAGCCCGTTGTATGGCCTGAGATAACACTAGGCAATAGTCCAATGGCGACTGCCATACGAAAATCCAGAGTCGTTGACACGTTGACTAGGTTACCCAACAAATATTCTGGAGGTGCTACTCCAGCGTATGATGTCCAACTAGTACCGTTATATGACGTTTCGATCAAGTTGGATAATACTGGATTCGTTGTGTTGAGCTGGTTCTGCACCACGGTATACTGGGCCTGCAGGGCAGTTTGCACAGCAGCGAGTGTTGTACCAGGTGGAAATGTTCCGCCGGTAGAAAGGAACGTTTGAGTATTAAACGGAACCTCAATATTCGTTCCGGCACGCAAATAGGCCAAATCAGAAACGAGAATATTAGGCACCTCACTACGTAACAGTGGATTCGCCACCACATCGTTAGCTGGAGTAACGAGCCAAAAGACACCTGATACTTGGAATGAACCATCTAATTCGCCAGCTACATTCAGTACAATTATTTGTTGCGATATAGTCATTTTCTTCCTTAGATGTAAAACAGATTAACAATTAGATCATCGAGCGCCACTGCGGTAGTATCAGAATCAGCCGGGTTAACCGTAGTAGCTAAAGCAATTCCAGTACTAAAGTTTATGGCTATTCCTGCCAAGTTATTACCAGCACCAGCAGAAGCGCCAGGAATAAGCAAAGTCATTACGGGCGTATCAGTTCCAACGGTTGGAGCAGAAGCTTTATTATACAGTTTAACATATCTTTGCGAAGCGTTAGTATTTTGGATAGACCACCCATACAAAACGCCAGTAGAAGCTTTAATGCTAGTTGCATTGGTTGTTGCAGCTGATAATATCCTAAAAATCGTCGTTGCAGACGAAATGGTAGTAGTAGGACTATTAGGAGAAATGGTAACAACTAAGGCTGCATATCCATCTGTAACTGGCGTATTTGCCGGCATTACATTGGCAGCAGTACTTGTAGTCGGGTCTTGCACTAAACTCACATTAAACTCCTATTACTTTATTAATCACTAATATTAGTAGCTTGTAATAATGTTGATGATTGTATTAAAGAAAAACTGCGTTTGCCTGTAAAACTATTAAGGATACCTTTATATTAAACTCAATTATATTGGAAGCTCACACCAAGTTATACTTGCTATGCCAGAAAGTGCAGCCGATGCTGATAACGAAACGGCACATCCAGGTATAATTCCAACAGCTCCAGCAACTTCATCTTTAATAAGTGCTGGTACACCGCTTGTGGCAGCGGTTGGGTTATTTTGCGAGTTCCAAATGCTACGGACGATAACTGGCGCTGCCGGCAATGTTGCAGATGACAAAAGCTTGCCTACTGGTGTAGCAGTGCTACCAAGCAATGCTGAGTTAATAGTAAGAGATGTAGTGAGTGTATATGATCCTAAAGCAAGCGGGTTAGTATTGGCAGCCAATGTAAGAACTGGTTGGGCTGTGCTACCAACGGCACTTTGTGAGAAAATAATATCAACTATCCACAAGTTTTTACCAGAACCCAATGGATTAATAAGAATTAACCCGGTAGCCGTGGTTGACAAGTTGGATACTGCCTGTCCAGCTTGATTGGCTCCATTGAATAGCATACCTTTTCTAGCCAATTCGGAATAACGTGGAGCCCAATCAGCAACCATCGTTTGAGATTGTGGCCCCAACCATGGATCAATGTTGATTCCATCACCCAATGATGTCTGTTGCCCCATAATACCAGTACGTCCATTAATTTCTATAGCCATAACTTATCTCCTAAACTTTTCTTATTATTTATGCACAAAAATGCACATTATATCCTCGGCTTACCTACATCATTTTAATAATGCTTCTCTAATGTCTGTTAAAAGCAAAATTATAGTATCTAATTTATTTTGCGTTTGGGGATCTATCACCTGTAACAATGTTGAACCATTCCAATTTAATGCTGAAATATTTTGCGTTAAATTATTAAGATCCACACCACCACCAATCACAGGATTTCCAGTAAATATGGTGCTATCAGTATTGGTTCCCGTTACCGTCACAGTGCCAATAGCATTAGTTCCTACTGGCAACGGAGAATTAGGGCTTATAGCTACCACCAAAGAAGAGGAGGTAGTGACTGATGTTGCGCCGTTACCAACTACAGTAGCTTGCTGATAATTTCCGCTTGCATCAAATCCAGAAATCTGGGAAGGTGCCGGTTGCGGTGTGGTTGCCATTTCCACTTCAACCTTGTCGTGAGCAGTGATACCGATTACATCCACAATAAGGTTGGTAGATGAGCCTGGTGTTCCTGTGTTATACGCCGCTATTGTCAACGGTTGTGGATTATATAGCGTTGGCAAATGTAGCTTATTACGAGCAATCGGCACATCATTCGCAAAAAGAATAACCGCATCCTCGGACGCAACTATTCTATAACGTATTTGTGTTGCCGTAGTTAGAGAATTAGGAAGAACTCCAACTTCATTTTCGATTGCCGCGCTTCCGCCATTGACAGCGGGTGTACCAGTTCGCAACGTAACTTGCGTATTATTGGTTCCGTTAAAAATAAGCAAACAATGAAAACCTGGAGACGTAATATTATCAAC